AGTATTTTGAACTACTAAAAAACCCTGAACTACCATCACCCCAAAATTCACTAATATCAATACCTGCGTAATTATGTTCATAAGATTCTAATCCTTGAGTTTTACTTGATTGTAAATACATTATTGCAAATATAATATACCTTAATTTAATATCGTTAGTATTTGCGTTTATTATCTGAATAATATTTTTATAGTTTATAACTGTTTTATTCGGGGTACCCGCTTTATATGTATTATATTTTGTTGACGCCGAACAAGTCTGTTGTGCCGACGCAACGGTAGCGTCATTATCTAAACCTTTATCTAACGCCTCATTTCGTTGACTAATAATATCACCTTTTTTAACATTACTATCAGACTTTTTAGGAACTTTATCCTCTTTAATTTTGTTTACTATCGTTGTTAATAAAGTAGTTTTTAATGATTGTATGTAAGCACTTATTTTAGGTAATGACGCAATAGGTTGTCTAACCCCCTCTACAATGGTTTCAAACGAGCCCGGACTTATTATATGATTAACACTTGTAATCATATAAGGACCACTAAACATTGGAACATATCGTAAATTAAAATACATTGTGGGTTGAATCATTGCATTACCCATCATATTCACCGTACAATTATAACTTCTGGTTTTATATAAATTAAATAAAGACACATTTTGTGTTGACGCTTTTCTATTTCCGGATTGATTAGCCATTTGATTTAAAAGTTCTAATGATTCAGCAGTTGCTGTACTTCCTCTTTGGTCAACTTGAAATCCGTGGAATATTGATTGATTTTGAGTTCCAATATCAACATTAAAACCAACAACCTTATTTGACATACCCCAATCCTTTTTACCTATCTGACTTTCAACTAATGGATTATCACTTGCTCGTCTTAAATCAAAAGCATCACTTCTAAACCTATAATCAATATTATCTTTTAAATCTAATTGTTCACTTGGCTTACCACCATAAAAACAAACTAATTTTGGTGAAGAGTTTCTATAATCAACATTTAAAAATGTTCCAAACATTGTGTTGGCAAATTCTAATGAACCTTCCGCTCTTGGTTTAGGATTTTTAACAGCGTCTTGTACATTATAAAAATTAACATATGATGGTAAATTCATTACTACAAAATTGTTGTCGACCAATATTGATTGAACAAACACCAACATTGGCATTGTTGGCTTAATAGTTGCCAAATAATCCTTTAATTTTATAACATCCACCAATATTTTATCACCTACATCACGACTTGCTCTATCAATTAACATAATATCTTCAAATAATGTTTTTGTTTTAAAATCATTTCCTGATATCCACTTATCATTTATTGCCTTAAACGATTCCCATAGTTCAACTTTGGTTGCCGGTCCTTCTAAAACCGAATTAATTGTTTGTTGAGACGATGTCACAATTTTTGGTAATTTTGTCTGTAATTTAGGCATTAAATTATTAATAACTTTACCTTTAAATGTTTCATTAGATGTGATATATTCATCCATCAACATAGTAAATTTTGAAATATTTAAAGTGGGGTCATTTAATTTTTGAGTTGTATAAATTTTTATAATAGGTGCTAAATTCTTAATGTTATCAACATTAAAGGCAATATTTAAATCAATGAAAAAGTCAGTTATGTATGAACCATTATTACTATACATTAATTTATCAACATCAGAAAATCCAACATAAGTCTCTAAAGTTTTCCATTGTTGGGGATAAGTTGCTTTAGAATTACTTAAAGTGATTGACCCACCACTATACGGTAAAGAGTTTGGTGTGGCAAAACTATATTTTTCCCAAGTATAAGGGTCAGAAATTTGATATGTCGAAAAACTATAAAATAGTTTTTTATCAAAATTAGACGGGTTACCATATTTAAAAACAACATCCGTATTAATAAATTTAGTTAAAGTATTAGATATCGTTGTTAGTTGTTCTTGTTGTTGTTTAATAATTGTGTCTGTCGGTGTTGTTCCAACAAGTTTTGTTGTTTTCATTAAACTAATCATCAACATCTGAAAATTCTTAAACGATTTTTCACTATCAGTTTCAAATTCACTAATAGAAATGTTTGATAATGTTGATGATGAATTATCTTCAAAATCATACATTGATTTTGAAAATTTTAAAAACTCAGATTCAAACCCATCTAATATATTTTTTTCAAAAACTGAAAATATCTCGTCAATACTAGTATAATCATTTGATGTTCCATTTATTGAAAAATTTTGTTGACCACTTTGACCTGAAAAGACTTGTTTCAAATATTGGAGAGGACTTGGTTTTACCACCTTACTATTATCAAAATACCCATAATTAGGAGCTGTCCAAAATAATCTAGTAGAACCATTATACATAGCAGTATTACCACTAATCTCATATTTTAATTTATTATTAGAAGTAATACATTCATCTTTGGTTTGATTAATCAAAGACCCTTGCGATGGTAATAGATATGTAAACTTACCATCAAAAGTATCAATAGCAACCGACCAAGGAATCACCCTTAAATTTCTATTAAGATTTTTTTCATCAAAACCTTTACCCATATCAATAATTGCATCTTTAACATAGTTAAGAGTCACCCCTGAACTAAAACCCTTTTGAATATCGGTACTTGTATACGCCGAATAAATTTCAAAACCTTGGTAAAAAACATTAAAATCGTTAATTAATTTAGGGTAAAAACCAGTATTAATTAATGTTGAGGTTTCTAACCCTAATGTACTATTTTTCTCTAATACAATATCAATGTTTGAATTATTTATGGTTAAACTATATGTTTTTGTTGGGTTGTTGGTTGTTGGGTCATAATTATCGACATATTTAAAATCAGACCAAGATGTGTTAATAATATCAACACCATTTTCCACATAATTTTTATATCTATGATAAACAGAACCAAATTTTAAAATCCAAGCATAAGGCATTTTATGGATGGCACCAAATTTCTTTAATGATGCGAAAATATAATCTAAAGGTTTTTCACTTTTATTTTCATAAGTTTTATATTTTTCTTTTAAAGTAGATAGGGGTAAACTATTGATAAAAAGATACGCCGAACTCACATATGGGGTTATACTATCATTTCTAAAATTTTGTACACCTTCTTGTATAGAATTAACGAAATATGGTGTGTTAAACATTGAAACTGTTTGATAAGATGTTACCAATCCACTATAGTTAATATAATTCAAATTACCTTCAGTTAATAATTGAGAAGTAAAATCTCTATCATTATAAAAAGTTTTTAAATCAGGCTTATCTAATATTGGCTGTTGAATATTTTTATAAGAAAAATTAGTAAACGGTCTTTTAGTATCGTCATTTGTCGTATCTAAAAAATTAGATATTACTTTTTTATTTAAATTATATGTTAACACTTTTCGAGTATCAAAAGACGATTTTGCATCTATAAGAGTTCCACCATCCGCTAATTTACTATTACACCAAGTTAAATCGGTAAACGGATATATATCACCAAAATCAAAAGAATTAGTGGTTGTTGAATCCGAAATATAATCAACCAATGCCTTTTCATTTGACAACGAAACTAATGGTTGTGAACTTGAATCACTCAGTATACCAGAATTAATAAATTCAAAACTTGAATTATTAACTATATTTTTGATATAAGATGTGTTGAAAATTCCTCGTATATAATTTTGCCAACTTTCACCAACACCACCATTTGAAATATGTTTTAAAAGTATCTCAAAATTAGACGCGTTAATCCCATATTCAACTAATTTTTTAGTGATAAAAGGATTATCTGTTGATAAACTATTAATAATATTTATACTTTCACCTTCAGAAATAATATCTGAAATTTGATTAGATTCTGAAATAAAATTATTACATCTACTTAATTTTGAATAATAAGATGTTAAAAATATCCTTTCATAAATTTCGTACATATATTTAATTTCTTCTTTATTACCAAAAACAACATTACTAACCGGAAACTCAATTGCCGATAATGATATTCTTTTCACATCACTCAATTCATTTGAGTTTGGTGTCGATGGTAGTGGGTTTTCACTTCTTTGGACATACCCTTTAATAAATTCCTCAACAAATTCCACTTCAGGCCATAATTCAGGTAAATATGCTTTAGTCTGATTAATAACTGCCCTATCACCCGGATAAGTAATAATAAATTGTTCCTCTTTATCGGGTGTCATTGTTTCAACAATCATTTGAGGCCAAGGATATACTGGTTCCGTAGAGTTATTTCCGGATGTTAAATTATCAGAACTAACACCTGTTAATATTGCTTTTTTTCTATCTTTATCGTCTCTAACACTCCACGCTTGAGTATGAACATCATCCATTAATCGTAAAAAGGCTTCACCATTTGCAAATATAACAGCAAGAACATTCCTAATACTAGGAACAAACCCAATACCATTATCTTTATTTTGTAATAATTCCGATAGAGCCTCAGTTAATTCATTTTCAATTTGTTCTCGGTAAGTTTTTAAATCCTTACCCATTTTATCTATAAAAAATTCAAAAGTACCATTACCCTCAAAAACAAAATAATTAGTAATAGGTGTTTGTTTTCCCGCATCATTTTTAATAACTAAACTATTCAAAACACTGTCTTTAGTTAATTCAGCTTGGAAATCTTCTAATTGTTGTTTTGACGGTTCAACATCTAATTTTTTTCTTTGTCTATAAGTTTCCTTAAGATTTATATCACCGGCTTGTAATGTTTTTGGGAAAATCTCGTATTTAATACTATTTGGTATTTGAATTGATTTTTCCGTATTATTAATTTTATACTTCCCAAGTATCCCAAGAGTTTTATTATTTGATAATTTTTCGGTATAACTTGTAATATATTCTTTTAATTTATTAATCGCCTCATCTTTCTTTTTAGCTGGTATATATTCTTTTTTAAAGGTATATACTTTAGTTTTTTCAGGATTGTCCATTACAAGAAAGTTATCAGTGTCTAAATATTTAGACCTCCAAGACTCACCATTCATAGCGAAAACATCTTTGTCGTATTCACCTAAAATTTTTGAATATTCGTTTAAATCTGTTAATGGGTCTAAATTTTGTTTAGTAAATGAATCTAAAACATTTTTAACAAAATTTTCAAGTCTATTTTGTAATTCCATTAAACTAATTTCCGGGAAATCATCAGATATCATACCTTTTGACTTATATTCACTATACATTTCTTTTACTTTCTGAAAACCTCTTTCTACAACACTATCTGTTGTTTTAGTTGTTTTACTATCTGTCCCCGTTGAAGGTGTTACCACTTTGTTTTGAACACTAACTCTAGATTTATACATATGGGGGACAGCCAATAACGCACCCATAGTTATTTCACTCAATATTGTGTATTTATAAGTATAAAACACTAAATCAACAACAAAATTACCTGAATATGTGTCGTATCTTGATGTAAAGTTCTGTAACATTAAAGATAATTTAACCGCTTTACCGTAATATCCTTTAATTGTCAAACTAAACATTGGATATGGTAGATTAAAAAACGCCGCATAAGGTGAGTTATCACCCCCTTCAAATAAGGAACGACCTTTAACATCTTCTAATTTAACATTGATTTGTGGTAAGAAATCTAACCCTTGTCTGATAGTTATTTGAGTAATACCTAACATTCCATTATCAGTAGTACCTTTTAAAGTTTGTCGAATATAGGTATCATCACTTTTATTAGGGTTTTTTACTGATTCTAATTTTACTTGATTTTGACCTTCACCTTTTGTACTATCTTTACCAGTTAATTCGTCGGTATAACTATTATCTAAAAACCCTTTATTACCAGGGTTTAAAAAATTAATCGCAGCAACAGATATTGTTTGTATTTGGTCATTATTTGCAACCCCAACAGCTAATTTAGTTCTTGGAATCACTTTACATTCTAAATTGGCATAAACAACCAAATCCTCTTGTTTAACTAACCTTTCACTAACTTTACCATTAGAGTCAATAACCTTATTTGGGTCAATAATACTAATGTTATTGTAATCAAACTCTACTAATATATTTTCACCACTATCTACCATAATAAAAGAAATAATTTTCTAACTCGTTTTTATAATCTTGTAGAGAAGCTATCAAAGGAAATGGAATTGTCAAGATAGAACCATCACTAATATTCCATTCTTGACCACCGAAGATTGGATTTGCTTGTAAAATCAACCAACCAAAACTCGCCGCACCATAATATTGTTGGGATAACTTATCTAATCTAGACTGTCCAACTTTATAGATATATCTTTTATCTGTTGTTTTTGATGGCAAAGTAACATAGGGAACAACACTTTGTTCTCCATTGTTTAAAAACCCATTATATCTATTATAATACTGTTTATTTACCATTTTTATTTAAATTTGATTTTACCATCATAGGATTTATTATCACTATTAGAATTTACACCACTATATAATTCCATAATATCTTTTTGTTGTTGAGCATCTGTTGCCGTGTCCGGAATTGTTGTATATTCAAATTTTCTTAATTTACCTTTTGGATATACAAACTCATTAACATATTTAGTATATTCTGGAAATTTTTTAACATCTGTAATATATTTAATTTCATCCAACAATTCTTTATCAACAATTTTTTTAAAGTCTTCACAAATTTTTTCAAACTTATTTTTTAAATTAGAGGGTGTTTTAATGGTTAATAATTCACCAATAATAATTTTATTAATAAAATCATTAAATTTATTTTTATTATTAAAAATTTGAGCTAACACCATAAATTGTCTCTTATCTTCTATTGTTGATATTTTGGATGAAATAAATTCAAAACCACCAGGTTGAGTATAATTTGATGTTATTACATTAACATTTGATTGTCTTTTTAAGAATATATCAAAAGATTGTAACTGAGTCGCAATCTCATCATAATCTTTGGCTAATTCAATATATGTGTCTTGTGGAGCGCCTTGACTAGCCGAATTAACTTCTGTAGTACCTTTAATGTTATATACTCTAGGTTTACCACTTTCAAGTATTTTACCATCAGTTTTAGTCATTAATAAATTAATTTTTCTAAAAAATTGAACCATGCTTTCTTCTTGAGTTGTAATCTCTTGTATTTTGGTAAAAATACCATTACTAAATTCTCCTTGATAACTATTAATATAGTTATTTAAATTTGTTTTAACTTTTTGTATTATTGAATCTGTAAATGTATATTTAACTAATCGACTTATTATAAAGTTTTTATTAGATGGGTTATCAGCATTTATATCAGATAATAATGTTGAAAATAATAAGTTAATTTTATTCTCAACACTTACATTTCCATCTCCACCTGGTTTACCATATATTGGAACTATTTGTCTACCTGTTTTAGTAGTAAAATGACCTGAACTATATAATCTATCTTGAGTCATCAATTGCCATATTCCATAATTGTAAGATTTTATTATAGATTCACATTGATTTGGAATATTAGTATAATACTCTTTTGTTGCATCCAAAACTTTATCCATAATGACAGAATATTCAGTTTGACCTGTCTGTCCATCAGTTACCGGAATATTAGTTAATATATTTCCAATAGTATTTCCACCATTATTTAAAAGACTATTATCAATATTATTTACTGTTGCAACAGGTTGAGAATCCAATATTGCTTGTACAACTCTTGCATCTAAAGCTGACGTATCTTCAGTAGCCGTAGCTCTTTCATCATATATTTCAGTATTAGCATAATAATTAAACGATAATGCGTTTTGTAATTGTTCCACCGGTCTAGCCAACCCTTGTCCTCCAATAAAATCAAAACTCATAGTAACATTCGCTAACATTGGTTGTACACCAATACCTTCAGGATTTAAATCATAAAGTAATGGTTCATAAGTAAAGGCAACACTATTTGGGATTATTTTACTATTGTAAAAATCACCAATTCTTAAAACTAAAACCGGAGGTGCTCCAAAAGAAGTGTTAACCGCATCATTATATCTTGGTTTGTTATCTGTTCCAATAACTGGTATAGTCTCACCAGGTCTAACACATTGATTTAAGAAGGTTAAACGAGAATTTAATCCTTCAGGTGTCATAGAGTGAAATGCTGGGTTAAAATACTTAATTTTCTCTTTTATTGAGTCATACACCATTGGAGAATTTTCCGCAATCACCTCAAAATAATCACATTCTGATAATAATTGTCTAATAATTTGTTTACTAATACCTTTTTTAATATTTTCTTCAATTCTAACATTTAACTCAGGTTTAACAGGTTTTATATTTTCAGTCTCTGATGGAGTCACTTTTTCTGGTTCTGCTGGTACCGGAGTTGGTGAAGGAGTTACATTAATCTCACCAATTTTTACTCTTCTACACGCCATCGCTGTTGCAGCAAAAATTTCAGAGGTTTGGTCTACTACCTTACCATTTTTATCCTTAATATTATCAGAACAATTTACTTGTTTTCCCAAACCCAATGAAGTTTTTGGTACTGGAGTTGTTTCACCCGCACCTTGTGGTGGGTTAATTATAAATGTTTTATCTTTAATAAAAGGACCTAAACAGGCTTCCCCTACAGTAAAATTCGTTAAAAACTGAACAACTGAATCGTTTCTTCTTAAAGATAAATTAGTATTATATGCCGGTTTAGCAAGAGCTGACGCCGAACCAACCATATTAATTGTTATTTTACCTTTTTTTTCTTTTAAAATATTATAAGCATCAATTATAAAATTACTTGTACCACCAGCAATTGTGTTAAAATTATCTATAACGACCTTATTAAAAAATTCCGTCACATTTCTATTAAAATCCCCTTCATTAAAAAGCCCATCAGCAAAATTTTGATACTTTGTAATGTTGGCAGGATTTATATATGAATTGTATGTTTGTTCATAACTTACAGAAGATGTTGTTTTTGTTGTCTTTGGGTCGGGAGTATCGTTCTCAAAATAAAAAGCAAATTCTTTATATTTTTCTTTAAAATTGTCTATTGATGTATCAGGCGTTATTTTAGTTTCTTTAGTTGCTAAACTACCATTTGTTCCCGCATTATCAGCAGAAATTGATTTACTAATTCCTTTAAGTTCTTCATCTGTTAAATTAGGATTACTTAATATTGTTTGATAAGTATATAAATCTTTAGTTGGAATAGTATTAAATTTAATAGCCAATTCATATATATCGTATTTAACACATCCAGCAAAAAATGAATCAATAATTGAGTTAATTCTATCTTTGTTTTTTCCTTTCAATTGTTGTTTAACAATTACATTCATTATTGAAGGATGGTCAACAATCATTTTCCAACTTAAACTACCTGTTCTAGTCGTATCTTTATATGTATATATTGGTTCAGGTCTCCCTAAAAAAGTTTGTTTATTCCAACTGGCGTTACTTGTATCACTAAATTTTAAATCATACGGAGGAAACCACATAACTCTACCCCCATTTGGACCTTTCTCACAAACAGGTAATTCATCATAAGTAAATCCAGGTTTACTTGATGTTCTCCAAGCCAAATTCTCAATAGAGAACATATATTTTTTAGCGTATCCACCTTTACCATTAACATCCGGAATAATATTTGTTGACCCATTTGAAAGTGGTGCAATATTTAGATTAAATGTACTATCTAAAACTGAATTGGTAAAACCTCTATTTTTTGTGGTAATACCTTCTGTTTTTTGTAAATCGGCATAAGTATAATATGGTGTATCTTTAGTAAACACACGACAATACTCAATACCAGCATTTTCACCGGTTGTTTTATCAGTATATGAAAGAACCTGTGAACCTTTTGTTATTTCTTTATAACCATCGTGAAATACCTTACTAACTTGATTAATTGCATTACCAACATGCTTTAATCTAGCAATCCCTGAAACATTATCAGCAGAATTAACTAATCGTTGTGTTTGGTCTAATATTGAGGTATCTTTAAAATCTATATTGGTAGATTCAGAACTACTAAAACTACTACTAATTTCATTAAACTCTGTATCTAAACTTCCACTTCCACCACCAGGTGTTGCGTGAAATCCGGCATTTGATTTGTATTTTGGAGATGTCCAAACTAATTGACCATCAATCCCCCCACCATCACTTGATGATTTTCCGGCTAAACCAAATTTTAAAATACCTTCATTACCCTCAAACAATATACCCAATTCAGAAGGTCCATAAACCGGAGAGGATTCTTGTTGTCCGAAAGCATTAACGGGAACTTTATTCGGAGGAGATGTTATTGATGAAGGTTCAGAATTTTTACTACCAACATAATAACCACCAATTAATGTACCATTACTAGGGTTTATTAAATTAACCGCAAGATTTACTAAACCTTGAGCAACACCTAATAACCCACCGTAATTTTTATCATATGACGGTTGAAATCGATTATAGTCTATATTAGCAAATAATGCGGACCTTTGTCCATTACCAGTATTATTTAAAAATATTTCAGAGGGGTTTCTTTTTAAATTTAAAATTGGACCTAAAAATCCACCCGTTAATTGATTAACTACATTTAACGCTGTTGATGTTTGTTTGGTTTGACTATTTTGATTGTTGTCATCAAAGTAATCACCCGGAATTAATGAAACCGGCCAATAAGCCCCCGCCAATCTTGTTGCAAAATCAGCAGCCGCAATAACAGGGTTTTCCGGAACCGTAATTTTCCAATTTTTATATATTAACGGTTGTTTCCCCGATACCATCATACTAACCTCAAAAGGGTCTTGTAATGATTGTAAATTTACTCGTCCAACAGTGTTTTTAATAAGTTCAGTGGCAATCCTTTCTTGAAAAAGATAATTTAATTGAGACGCACCTAATTTAGCTATGTAAGAGTCTTGAGATAATGAACCATTATCCCCATTTGGGTTTTTTGAAAATAATATATCATACGGACTGTATGTTGATGACACAAAACTACTCGGGTCCCAATATGGTAAATATAATTTATCGTTATTTTGTATGTCTGTAACAATGAGCATATCGTTATAACCCCCTACCGGTCCATAAGAGTTTGTTATAAAAGCCGCATCAATATAAAATTCATTAACTAAATCTAATACCGTATCATTTGGTTTATATTCACCTTTATTTGAATCAATTGGTACTAATACTCTATTGTATGTGATTTCCGTATTAAAACCCCCATTTGGACCATATTCATTTAATGGATATAATAATTTTGCGTATGGGTCATTAGCGATTAAATCATTAGGGGAATCAATCACCGGAGATTGAGATAAAGTTACCTCATAATTTAAATCTGATGATGTGGGGGTATAAACACCCATAACACTATACGCGGCTAAATTTTTAGCCATAAGTATATTTCTAAATGATGATGATGAAGTAAAGGATAATGAACTATCTGACATTTTTTATTATTTTATTATAAATAGACAAAATATTTATTTTTAAGCTTGCATTTGTTTTGTTCTAGACCCTGTTTTGCTACTTGTTAAATTATTATTTGGGTCTAATTTACCAATAGAATATATTGCTTGAACCATTTGTGGGTCTTTCAACGCCAATGCTAATTGAGCCGTGTCAATATTTGGATTGTTAGAATCTATCTTAATATTTAAATTAACATTTGAATCAACCGTGTGTTTAGTGTTTGTTTCTGCTAACTGACTATTACCTACCCCAACCTTTTTTAAATCATCTTTATATTGAGTTTCTAATTTTGTTGTGTTAACAACATTAGTCACATTAGTCACATTTGTTGTAGGATTATTCATATTATTAATTGCCTGTGTATTACCATTAACCTCATTGGATTTAAAAATTTCTTTTAATTCAGGTATAGATTCCATCTTTTCTTTTAACACTTTACCAGAATTAGTTAGTATTTCTAAAAATATATTTTGAGATTTTGTTAAATTTTTCATTGATTCATCAGCCTTATCAACAGTATCTGTAAAGGCTGTTTTAGTTCCTTGTTGAATATTTTTACTTGCCGATTGTAAACTTTCCAAAACTTTAGACAATGAAGATTCTCCTTTAATAAACTTGTTGAAATCCTCTAAAACTCCCCCAATATTTTTATCAATTCCTTGTCTCATAGTTTTAATAGAGGATGATTCAGCACTAAGAGTTTTTTCTAATTGTTTATACAATTCTCTCGGAGCATCTAATGCCGCTTGACCAACTTTTGTTCCCGCTATAGCTCTACCAGTTCTATTTTTAATACTCTCCACCGAAGCATATATAGCTTCTTGTTGACTTAGTTGTGATTTTGCCACATCTTCAAGTGTTTTAGGTTGTTTAGATAAAGCCTCAATATCAGGTTTACTTAATTCAGCAACACTTTTTGTCACTTTTTCACCTTTTTCACCTGTAAAACTAACTTCATATTTCCCCGTACCTTTATTCATTTCCGCCATATTGGCAATCATAGTTCTTTGGTCTTCAGTTATATCACCGCCCGGAAACTTAATAGATTTCATTTTTTCCGCCAATTCAGCACTACCTAAAGCCATTTTAGCCAATTGTCCTACTGGTAATCCCATCGCGGATTCTATCTCCTTCATTTGACGTTTAGCACCCGGCATAATTTCAAAATTACCATCTTTATTCAGTCGAACAAATTGTTCACTCATTTTAGCAATTTGATTCTGAAGTTCTGCTGGGTCATTTTGAGCCAAATCCATTAATCGAAGAGGGTCTAATAAATCACCTTGAGCCACACCTAATCTTTGCATTGAAGCCGCCATTTTAATAGCTTCTTCAGGGTCAAACAATTTATCAGCAATACTTAAAGTACTTGACATATCAACTCTTAAACCGGTAGCTTGTGCCGCCATTTTTGCCAAACCATCAACACCATTAGCAAAATTAAATTTATTAAGAGCTGACATATTTTCAACAACTTGTTTAGAAACCGTTAAAGAATTAACACCTAAACTATTTGCCTTTAAAACAACTTTTTCCATTTGGGAAGATGCGTCATACATAGAAAATCCCGCATCTTTAAACCCTGATATAATACTATCAACGCCTTGACCTGAAACTTTTTGGGCCGCATATAATTTAGAGTAAGAATCCGAAGTAAGTATTAAATTTCTACCTAAAGTTGTTGCCGCTTTATTTTGTATATCAACAATTTCACTAAATTTACCACCTAAAATCGCAACACTAGTTGCCGCATCACCCATTGACGCTTTTATAGCAATCAAATTTTGATTACTAACACCCATAGTTCTCATAACTTCAGATGCTGCGGTATCCACTTGATGTAAAATGTCTTTAATGTTTGCCGGGTCTAGATTAGTCCAAAAGGCATCACCAAGTTCTTTGATAGTTTGTTTGAATGAACCTATAATACCATCCTTATCGTCTATATCTGCCATATCAAATTGTGTTTATATATAAATACGCCAACAACAATTTTATTATTCTTGTTTTGGCGTATTGTCTTCGATTATTCTATCAATTAAATATTTTCTCATATAGGTTGGCATGATGTTAAAATCATTATATGATGTTCTAATAAATTTAGCGAGTAAATAATACTCTTCGACTAGAAGTTGTCGATAATTAGAAGAAAGGCCGAAAAAACTCCACCCCAAAGGTAATCTCGAAAGTTACCAAGTCTCCTGAAGGGGCTTTTACTGTTTGTTTTAAGTCTAATGATGGTTGGTTTTCTTTGATGAAATTACGAACATATTTTGAGTCCATAATTGGTAATGAATCAACAAATAATGAAATGTCCCCCGGATTTGAATTACCGTCAATTTCTACTATTTGTTTTGATAATCTCCAAGTAACAACAGGAGCTGTTCTACCTACTGGGTAAGACTCCTCTAATGTTGAAAGATTAAGGATATCTCCGTAAGATAATGGTTTTAGTTTTACGGTATGCCCCGTTTTAGGTAGTTTTGTTGTAAACAACCCATTTTCATCTGGTTGGGCACTAGTTTTTTTAATGTTTAATTCATCAAGAATTACCGTATACGGGAATTGTTTAGATGTCTTTGGGTCAACTAAATTTACATTATATTCAGGACCAAACGAAGTATTTCTTAAGAAAATTAAAATAGCCTCAACATCACCATCTAATAACTCTTCAGGTTTTAAATCGTGCTCATAAATTTTATTTCTTAATAAAGTCATAATAATATTACTATTATTTTGAGACGCTCCCATCAAAAAATTCTCATCATTAGCTGTTAAATAACCAACTTTGATTGATTTCTTTTTTGATTTATAAAATATTCCACCAGAGGGTAACATTACTATATCGTGTGGTAATGAAAAATTTTCAGTTGCTGCGTTAATTAAATCTTGTTCCATATAACTTATTGTTTATATATAATTATAGTTAACATCTTTTTTTAATAAACATTAAATATTTTAAAAAATAAAACCCATACATCATTTATATGACATATGGATTTCATTTTAATTATATAGATATTTTGAAAATTAGTAAACTAATATACAACGGTCCATACGAATTGTTGCCGTAATAGACGCTAACGCATCGGTAGAATAACCTAATGAATCAAAATTAACATCACTTAAGAAAGAACCTTCTAAAATCCATTTTTCCACAACAACACCAGTTGGGTCTAACATCTCAAGGTCAATGTTTTTCTTATATCCGGCAGCATAACCCATTCTACCTGTTACAGATTCAGCACATAATCTAACCCACTCCATAAGAGCTTGAGATGCTGAAGGCCCGATTGGGTCTCTGAACTTAACATTTATGGTTCCCCAAGTAAATCTACCTGCAACATATGTTGAAGTATTTAGAAAAGGAATTTCTGTTGCGTTAATTGTAATATGTGGTCTAGCCGCGGTTTCAACAAACCATTCATTAATTCCCAAAGAAGATGGAAAACGAACAATAAACCTATTCTGTCTTTTAGGTTCATACGGTATGGGCATTTTCATTAATAAATCAGCCATTTTAAATTGTTTTTAATTTTATTTTATTTTATTGTTATTCTTATAAATATCCTCAATTAAAATTTTTTCTATTTACTTTTAAAACTTTAAAAATTATAATTAAGCATAACTAACTAGATTTTTATTACTAGTTTTTTT